GCCCTGTGCAACTCCGGAATAAGTCCTCTATTAGAGGCAAAGACGCTCTCACCCTGATACTTGATTATGCCGGCGTCCATGAAGCTCTGAAGTCCTGTCCCCGACTTCGTGAAAATCAGGGGCGGATAGCCCAGGCCGTGCTTTCTCTCCCTCAAGGGATATCTTTCAGAGTCATTAGTCTCAGAACCGCCAGTATAGAGCCTTTTGTCTATGAAAATGTCATTAACTTCATCGTTCCAGAAGTCGGTAATCACGGCGGTTTTTGTGTTCCGGAGAACGATGCCGTAGTCCCTTTCTATCTGCGCCTTTGTCCGTAAAGTTTCGGGGGCGCCCCATATAATACCGGTTGTATCTGTCTCATAGGTGAAATACCGGGTGTCAAGGGGGAAAATCTCCGGGATGAACTTGTCTCCCTCTTCGCGCATAAGAACCCTGGCTGCTATCGCCCCCCGGTGAATGATCTGCTCGATTAAAAACCCATATAGGCTACAGAAGATGGCGTTGGCCAGCATAAGGTCATTGGCGTAATAGATATCATGGTAAAAATTTTCAATCGTGGTCGTAGCTTTATCATCAAGTCCTTTGCCGAACACTATGCGCTGCATATTGGCGCCGTTCATTATCGCACCGCACCGGTCGGCGAAGACTTTGGCCTCGTTCATTGTTACATTGATAACATCCGGGGTCTTCGTGCCGTCATGGCTGGTCATTTCGTATGGGTCGAGTATGGCCAGCTTCTTATCGGCATCCATCCTTTCGAAGAGGGCACTCATTTCCAGCTTCTTGTCAAAAACTAACTGGTAGTTCTTATCGTAGGCCATAGTTTACTCCTTAATACCGAAAGACTTGCGGAGATCCGCCACCTTTCTTCTTACAAAATGTCATCATAACGGCATCGGCCACATCCGGGGATTTGCTGCCCCTATCCTTGGCGTCTTCCTTGCTCTCTATCTGAAACAGCCCTTTGGTATTGTAGGTATAGCGGATATCGGCTAGTTGAGCCTTCAGTTTCTCACTGCTGGGCAGGTCGAGTTCCGCGTCCTCAAGTTTCGTCTTGAAGTCCCAGAAGCCCTCGGCCCTGCGGTTGAGAAACCTCTCTTTGTCGAGTGGTTCTTTCCCCGAGTCAAATTCCAGTATCTTATACTCTTCGCCTATCTCTTTTTTGAGGATATCATATATCGGAGCGCCGAGGCCGACCACATCAATGTATGTCCGGACCGGTTTGTGTTCCTTTATCAGCCTGACCGCCCGGCCGATGGTGTAGCCGGATTCCTGATGCCCCCAGGTAACAGGCTCAAATACCTTGTTTCCCTGACGATAGGCGAAGCAGCACTCGTCATCGCCATATCTCGCCACATCGAGGGCAGCCACACGAAGCGTATTATCAAAGTCCTTCTTCTCGAGCTCCCTCGACATGGCGAACTCAATGTCCGAAAGTCGGCAGAGGTTATTGATACCCGCTTCCGGGAAATCACCGAGAATAAAAACTACATACAGATAAGAGCCCTTGCCCCATTCCTTATATCGCTCGGCAACCTTCTGAGGGCTGATGAGCTGGGGAAAAGGTAACTCCTGCCCGGCCCACTTCTTCTGCCATTCGCCGGTGGCGATATCTTCCTGGGTAATCCCGAACTTAGTGAGGTTCGGCGTATCAAACGCCGAGATATGAAACTTATTATATAGGGGCGACACGAATGTATCCCTGAAGGCACCCACAGACTGCGTAGGATTCGATAACAGGAGCTCATGGGTGTTGCCGGTAGACAGGGGGTTCTCAATCGCCCCGAAGATATCGTTTGAGAGGCCGGCGGCGTCATCGCCCACCACCAGGACATTCACATTATGGTAGCCCAGCATCCGCTCCGGTTCGTCCGTAGCGAAGCCGACAGCAAACCAGTCATCGGCTATCTCAAGGGATTTCCGGGTAAGGTTCCCCTCGAGCGCCATCTTGGAATTAGTATAGGCCACCCGGATCTCGCGCCAGAGCACATCCTCGACCTGGCGGTTGGTCGGCGCAGTAGTGATAACAGTCGCCGGCGGAAAGTTGTAGAGGAAGGCGAGGACGATTCTCGCAGCGTCAAAACTCTTCCCTGACGCCTCACAGCTCCGGACTGTAGTCCTGGGATAATAGAAAGTAGACTGAGCGATGGCCTTCTGCATATCCCACAGCCAGCCACCGAGGACAGTCTCGATCCACCAATCGGGGTATTTTATTGCCTGAGCCCGAATTCTCTTATCGGTTTCAGGGGAGCTTATTATTTCTTGAGTCACATCATCCTCTTTTTATGCGGGTGAGGCATTGTCAAGTCCTTCTAGAAAGTCCGTAATGTATTTCGGCAAAGCCAACTGCTCTTCCTCTGGCTTCCCAAGTGGGTTATAGGAAATAAAGTGATCCTCGTCCTCAAACTGGCCGGTGGCGATACCGCTTATAGATTCGGTAAAAATCCGGCAACCGGGAAATTTAGCCATAACCCTGACCCGGCCATCAGCGAGTAGCTTTACAAAAACCACATCTTCGCCGTATTGAACCAGTGCGATATCTCCTGCTTCCATTGTCTCATCCTATCGTTTCTTCCACGCCAGCCATCCGCCGGCCCGGACCGCCCAATACATCAGGTTATACTGCCACCTGGCCACGCCGAGGTCAATCATACCATCGCGGAATATTATGTCGGCCTCTTCCCGGGTGAAATCTCGCCAGGGGAAGTAGTTGGGCGTTTCGTATTCGTCCTGGTAGATCGCATCATGAATTACCGCAGCCTTGTTCCACTTCCCCAGCTTCTCTATAATCAGCCGGAGCAACTTCGGTATCGAGGCAAAATCAGTCTCGACCCCGGCATGAACCCTGATCTCAATATATTCGTGCTTCCAGAGATATGTGAAAGCATAATGAAGCCGGAACCGCTTGCCCGAGGTCATTACCTCAACTATGAGCGGTGTCTTGAAGCTGTTGTGCTCTCTCTTCATAGCTACCTCATAATTATGTTAAGCTTCAGGTATTTCCGCCCCCGGTGCCAGGAGAACTCAAACACCAGTTCCCACCGGTTGCGGATATCCACGCTGAAGGTTATCTCCATCTTAACCGCCGAAAAGGATACCAATTAGCAACATACCGGTCGCCACGCCTATAAAAAATTTTATGAAGGTCAACAACACAGACTCAAACATTTGTTCCCTCTCCCGGCAGTTCTTTTAAGGTATTTTAGCCTCAATCTGCTGCGATACGAGACTACGAAATTAAAAAATTGTGGGGTGGGGGCTACCATAGTCCCGAGGCTTGTGATAATAAGCATCCCCCCCCTCCCCTCGAGTGTGTAGGGTGGGGGTGATATGTAAGCATTAACGATGGAGCCAGTTCCGAATGAGCCAGGCCAGGCCAAAGATGAGGGCTGCCCCGGCCACCACCAGGGATATAACGGCAAAGGTTAAAGATATCTGAAACATCAGTGTCTCCTGCTAGCCCTTATCTATTCTTAACTAAGCTTACCTTGCCTTGGGCGGGAGTTGTGACGGGAGTTACTCAGGACAGGTTAACGGACAGTTAAAAGGTAAGGTTACCCTTAACCCTCACCTTACCACACTTGACAACCTTTCCCGCTTAAGGTAAAATGGAAGAGTAAGGGAGCAATAAAAGGTCGACATTGGTAGTGTTAAAAAGTCGAGGTTTGTTTAGTATGGAACAGGTATCTTTCATACAAAGCGCCGACATTCCTAAGGTAAAGATTGGCCGTCCGGGCATCACCTGGGCAACCTACTTTGCCAGGATGCGGAAGACTGGCGAGGCTATCTGCCTTTACCCAGAGGACAGCCGCCGAGCTCATGTCTTGAGGAGCACAGCCAGGTCATGCGCCATCCAGCAGGGTTTCAGGGTATCAACCAGCCTTGTGACTGAGGTTAACGGCGAGCTCCATCTCTACATCAAGATGTGCTAAGCCTCATCAGTCTTTGGCTCAGTCTCCGGGTTCTCCCCCGGGGACTCGGTCGTTTTCTCCTGGTATTTCTGGGCCACCGCCATCGCATCAGCAAGGATTGGCCGGGGTTTTTCTTCCAACTTGCCGGCGCTCTTGGCCAGTGCGTTATAGGTCAGGATGCCCCCGGAGTGCTCAATCTTAATCTTTGCCTTGCCTATCGAGTGATCTATCACATAATAGCAGGCACTCAGTAGCCCGGCCGGTAGCGTCCTATAGCCCGGCTTGCGTTCAATATGCGCCTGGATTATCCGGGCAGCTACCGGAGCCGTCAAATCAATTACGGACTGCACCGGCACCTGGTAGAAAGACTTGGGCGGTCGTCCCCCTGTGTGCTTGCGCTTTGTGTTAGCGCCTGGGGTTTCAGCAGGTCGCGCGTTTGAGGTTGGTTCCGGTGTTGGTTCAGTCATATTCTGATACTCCATAACTCTAGTTTAGGCGTCAATCCGGTCTGTTGCCGGTGGTTTAATTCAAGCTGGATATAGAAAAGCCGGGCAATAAACCAGGCAGGGAAAAGACACGCCCCGGGGGTGGAAGCTAAACACCGCCGGGGCTATGGTTTGGGGTAAACTGGCCGGAGCTCTGTTGCTGCTGTGGCGACAGGCGTCCGGTTATTGTCAAGAGTAAAACAAAGAGGACGGGTTTGTCAAGTCTTGTTTTGGTTACAATGCAAGGCTTTATGGCAACGCTGGCACATTGTAGTCAAGTTATAAGATTGATTGTTACTAGTATCGCCATCTATGTGGTGAATAATCAGGTTATCCTGAGCGCCACAGAACCGGCAAAAATTGTCGTCCCTCTCTTTGATGATGAGAGTGAGAACCTTTCTCTTTCCCTTTACTACATTTAAAGTATGATAGCCGGAATATAGCTGATGAGCATACTGCCGGCTGAAACCTAGCAAGTCTCCAATCTGCCGATAGGTCAGGCCAGATTCTTTCAATCTCTTTACCTTTTCCGCTAGGTAACTCATAGCTTCATTATATCTTTGTCAAGTAGATTTGTCAAGAGATTAAATTAAACATACCCACTGAAACAGGCGCAGGGCACCGGGTAAAACGCACCAGCACCGGTGAGGCATGGACACCGATCCCCGGCCCGGACCCGGCGCCGAGCCCCAGCCTCAAAATAAAGATGGTAAAGGTATTGACAAAGTGTATCATTTATGATACATTGAGGCTAATTGAGGCTTGGACAATGGTTTATACGACAGACCGAACAGAGAGAGCCAAACTCCATCAGTCATGGGTAGTCGAGGAAGATAGGCCGTGCCGTGCTTGTGGCGCTCATAGTTGCAGGGAGATACACCGCAAGACACCCGGCAACCTGGGCGGAGAGTATACCCCGGAGAATTGCGAGGTCTTATGTTTCAACTGCCACCGGAGAGAGCACCCCAATAGTAAATTTATGATAGGTGACCGGGTATGTATCAATGGCCGGACTCCGGCATATATCATGCTAACCAGGCACTCACCCCGGCGAATCATATCAATCAGCTATAGCCAGGCTATGCGGTGTAACTTCTACACCCTGGGCAGCAATGGCCGGGGTGAGGCAGCAGACGGCCAGCCACTAGAGGGCATCCAGTTTTATAAATTCCGGAGCTATCAGCTAATAAGATATCAGCCCCGGAAGTATGGCCGGCGCCGGTATAGAATGAAGGCCAGCGACCCGAGACTAAGCCATAAATCTAGCCCGGTAAAAACGCCGGTGAATAGTCTAGCACATTAAAAACCGAATAACGGCTTAAAATCTAATCGCAATAGATTAAGGCGAAATGAAAGGGGGTAGACAGATGTTACAAGTAATAGCCGGGGCATTATTGTTTACCCTTGCTATGGTAGCTTTAATTAACTACATAGCAAGGGGTATAACTGACTATTTTTTCAGGTAAGGGGGTAGACTATATGACACTATTCAGCCAGAAGTTTATTGAGCGTAGCTGTGCCAAGTGGCCTCAAGTAAAGATTGACGCCCTGGGAATTGTAGTCAACCGGGATGGGCACTTTTTATTGAGGGCAAACGGCACTATGAAACAAAAGGATGCCAAAGAGTTAATAAAACTGAGGGTAAAAGAAAGGAGAGTCTAATGCCACCAGA